ACAGTTACCTCAACGAACTCGCCTTCGACGACCTTGGCACCCAGCGGCGTTTCGTCGTTGCGCCAGATGAACCACTTACCGTCGACCGGGTTCCAACGCATTGTCCACTTAGCGCGGCAGTTGGTACACTCCACGTACCGATAGTGCGGCTGCACGAGAACCATAGTCACTTCGAGCGAACCGTAATAGCGCAGTTCGAGATTCATGTCGTGGTCACAGCCGGGCCGGGCAACGCCGTCGGGCAGTGCAAGGTCGCCGCTCATACTGGGTCTCCACGTTCGTCCGTGACCTGTGTCCACATGGGATCGAGCGTCGACAGCTCCATGTCAGCAATGTGTTCATCGAACGTGTTTGGGTAGCCGCGCCACGATGCGTTGCAACCGCGACACAGCATTTTTACGAAGTAGCCACGCTCGTCTATCTGCTGGGCAGCAAACAGTTCGTGTTCGTGCGACGGCAAGTTGTCGTAGGCAGGTTCGTCGACACCGTCGGGGAACCCGGTCAACCCCCACTGCATATACTTCGCCAGCTTGGTTTGGCTCCGCGCAATAATGCGATCCATGTTCAGCCCGTTGGTCCGCACAAAATACTCGCACGCTGCCAGTACGTCGGCAATCTCGTCCTCCACGCGAGTAACAAGATCACCCTTACCATCGGGGTGCACCCCACTGGGGAACGGCGCTGCCTTGGCAAGCTCGCACACCAGCTCGCCGCATTCTTCCATTACCTTGTACCCACCTAACCACTTGATCATAACTTCGCTCCTCAATTATCGATGCTTGGGGGTTTTTGTCGCGGCACTGGGCATGCTGCGTTCGTCGTCGTATATCTGTGCAGAAATAGCGCCGCTTTCGAGTAGCCTTGGCGCTATGGGTCGAACTGCCCATAAACGAATCTGCCCATCAGTCTTCGTTGGTACGCCCTGCCCACGATAAGCCCGTGGGAAGTTTTGCCTACGCAGTTCGCGCGACAACCCGTTGGCGGTTACACGCCCCTTGTTCTCGGGGTCGTACAGCTTCAACAGATCCTCGCTACGCATTAGTTTGAACGGCAGCACCTTATTGCCGAACCGTAAAACGCTGTCGGGGTCTTCCTTCAACTGAGCGCACCAAGTGCCAAGGTCCGACCTACCGGTGTGCTGCATGTCGCGCTTGGCGTCGGTGGCCGGGGCTTTCGCCTTGGGGTTAAAGTCGCCCATGTCGAGCGTGAGGAAGTGATAGAACAATGCGTTCGCACCTGCGTTCGACAACATCCACTTTTCGTAGTTGCGGTAAAACTCGTCTGGCAATGGGTCGCCGACTACTTCGTGGATAAAGTAACGGCGGTCGTCGTCTTCAAGGAAGAATGCGTCGGGATGGTTCGACGTAAAGTAGTAGTTGATGCAATCGCGCACAGTGTACGATGGAATGTACTTGACGTTGATTCGCATCGTGTTGCGCGAAATCATCCCCTTCATCTTATCGCTTACCGACCGCTTGTCACCGCCAGTGATTTCGTCCCCTAGTACGAACTGCTTGTTCTCGGCCCACTCGTTGTGCGTGGCGTGCAGGTCGTCGTCGTTCAGCTCGACCCAGTTGGCACCGTATATCTCGCGCATGGTGTAGCCGACCAGCGACTTGCCGCTACCGTGCCGCAAGCCCCATAGCAAGACACTTGTGTACTGCTTTACTCCAGGCTGCTGCAAAGCACAGGCCAGCCAGCGTTCGAGCCATATGCGTGATGCAGGCTCACCAGCAAACAGGTAGTCGAGCAGTTGCGTCCACGGTTTTATGTCACCCTTTATGGGGGTCGCTTTCCAACCCGGCCACACGTTCAACTCGCCCTTGGTCGTAATGCGATCTGCGCCCGGCTCGTAGGTACTGCGCGCGACCTCGCCACGAGCAGGCCACTTTAACCATTCCTTCGGAGCCGACTTGGCTACCAACACGCTACCCCCTTTGCCTTCCTGCTGTTCGTAGTACACGCGCGTGCTATAGGCGTGCTGCTGGAATGCTTGGGGCGACATACGTTGCAAGGTGTCGAGCCGAAGGATCAAGCCGGGGTCGCGAACGTAAATCACTTCCTCATTCAACTTGTGCAGCTCTTCGGCCTGCGCCCATGGTGGGGCGGCTTCGAGTAGTTCCTCCAACTCCTCTACGGAATGCTCCAGCAGATAATCGTCCAGCCCTACCTTGTGGCCGTCGTCCGACATGGGTAGGCGTCCTACATACGGCTCAGCCCCCAATGCAGTCAACGCACGGGCCAACGCATTCTCGGCTTGCATCACCATGGGGTTGGTTACCGCATCGCTGTCGAACACGATAAACACCGCGCGGCCCGACCATTCGAATTCCTTGAACTGTGGCAGCAGTGGCATGCGCCGGTTGGCGGACTTCCATACCCACACACCACCTAGGCCGATGCAGGGGTAGGGTGTAGTCGCGGTAACGCACGCGGCCTTTAACTCGCCTTCGGTTATTATCAGCGGTGTGTTGGCGTCCTTCGCTATACGTCGCCAGTCGACCAACGGGGGTAGGTAAATCTCGTTCGCCGATTTCGCTGGCTGTGCGTAGCGAAGTTCCTTGCGCTGCACTATTGCATCGAAGCCGCCGCGCTTGGGTATTTCCAAATAGCGGTAGCGATAGAACTTCGTCGGTTTACCCGCCATATCGAAGTACGGGATAACAAAGCCGCCCGCTTGCGCAGGTAATTCCGCAGGACATAACGCTGCGGTTTTTAATTGCAGCTTTAACTTCGCTGCATTACCTGGGGTTAGTTTGGATCCCTTTAACTTGGTTTCGTACAGCGACTTTAAGTCTGTGCCACTCGGCACACTCCGCTTTGCTGCCATGTACTTCGCTCCCCGATTCTGGGCTTTTGGTTGGTTCGACTGCGTTGCGCACTGTATGCCAAAAAGTGTTCGTTTGCAAATGCACAGGTGCAATCAAGGTTGATTTAAGCCATCGTCTATAATGAGCATGACTGGGAAGTGGCCGAAATCTTCGAGATTCTGCCTAAATTTACACATTTTATACGCATTATTTTTTATGTGTAAATTGTCAAAACCAGATAAAACAAGGTCTTTTTGTTGATGAATTTACGCATTACGCATTTACGCAAATTTCGGCCAACTATATATATTTATAGCTACTTTACTTTTCTCATACCTACTCAATTTTATTTGTAAATATGTAAATGTGTAAAAAGAACTGAGTTTTATCCCTTGTTTTAAGCACTTTAGACCAATTTACACATTTATACAGATTCGACCGCCATTAGTCAAGTGCTTGTTTTACTTAGCAAACAATGTGTAATCAATAAAGAACCCCATTCAGCGTCGCGCGCGAGGTTACGCGGTGCTTGCAACAACGGCAACACCCCGGCATTGTGGGTTCGTGCGCTGCGGCGTCGGTCTTGGTTCGAGTTCGCTCCTCATCCTGGCAACCGACGTCGTAGCGCATCCTTTTAATTGGAGCGACAACATGTCCGAGTTAACTCGTGGTGAGCGCAACAACAACCCAGGTAACATTCGTCACGGTGACTCGTGGCAAGGTCTTGCAGCTGCACAGACTGATAAATCGTTCTGCACATTCACGGATGTCAAGTTCGGTATTCGCGCCATTGCCAAGATCATGTTGTCGTATCGCAACCAAGGCAACGTGACCTGCGCTGCGATCATCAGCAAGTGGGCACCTCCCAACGAGAACAACACCACAGCATACGTCCAGGCCGTCGCAGCTAACATCGACGTTGAGCCGACCGCTGTTATCGACGTACGCAGTTACGACACGATGATGCCTCTCGTGACTGCGATAATCAAACACGAGAATGGGCGCGTCCAGGCCACTCAGCAGCAGATAGACGAAGGCTTGGCACTGGCCGGCATCGCAGCGTAAGGCGATGACCGTGTACAAGGCACCAGAAGGGTTCGATGTATTTACAGCCTGCTTGTGTCTTGCACTGGCGGGCTTCGGTGGTTTGATGTCGTACTTGATGCGCACGCTCGACGCAGGCAAAGTTCCAACGTGGCCGCGCGCATTACTCGAAGGTGCCAGCGCCACCTTTATCGGCATGTTGATTTACTTGGTGTGCGCCGCTTTGAAATGGGACAGCCTTTGGACTGGGGCAATGGCTGGCCTTAGTGGATGGATCGGAGCGGCCACATCGTCACGGATCCTTGAGGTGGTTATACTCAAACGATTCGGCCTTAGCAGTGAACAGATCAAGCAACTCCAGGAGAATAGCGATGGGCTTCCTAAGTGACATTGCATTGCCGAAGATTCGGTTATGGCTCGACTACATACTGATCGTCATTGCTATCATCACGTGCAGTGCATGTTGGTGGTTGTTCCGACAGAACGGTGTGTTGCACGAAAGCACCGGCACGCTAAAGGACCAAGTGACTGGGCTGCAAGGCGATGTAAAAGCGCAGGCCGTCGAAATGACGAAACAGAAGGCTGCGGTGCAGACCCTCGCCGATCTGCGCCAGCGTGACAGCGACGTAGTGCAAGGTTTGCTAGACGATTATAAGTCGCTGGGTAAAACGGACACCACAGTCCGCACACGTATTTCGCAGCTGGAGAAGAAAAGTGACGAAGTTAAATCGCTGCTTGACACTCGCCTGCCTACTAGCGTGCAGCGCGTGCTCGCCAACCAGCCCGACGCGCCAGCCCCTAGTACAAGCAAGTGATGTAATCGCAACGTTGCCTCCTGCTCCTGTGCTTGCGCTGTGCGAAGCATCGGTAGACCAAGGCTTCGAAGCAAAGCTGCAAAGCGAAACAGCAACGGTCGGTGACCTAAGCACTTCGCGATTGGACTGGAAACTAGCAGCGCAGAAGTGCGCATGCCAAGTATACAGAGCTGCACAGTGGTTCTCGCTATTACCTGCAAGCATGCGCGGCAGTGCCGCAATAGGAACACCCAATGCCCCGGAGTTCTGCTCCAAAATCGAAAGCACCGACGCAAAGCCGAAAAGCTAAGGCGAAGCCAGGTAGTGCTCAGCCGTCAGTGACGGACATGCGCACCATCGAAGAACTCTTCGTCGAACAGTATGTAATCGACTTTGACCCGAAAGCTGCGGCCATGCGCTGCGGCATTCCTATGTTGGCTGCTGGCAAGCGTGGGCATTCGCTGCTACAGAAGATCGAAGTTGCACAGGCAATTCAAAAACGCATCGACAGCATGACGCCGTCGCAGATGGTGTCGCCCACGCGCATCGCTGCAAAGCTGCTCGAAGTCTCGAACTCGCCGTATGCGAAGTATAATGAACAGGTTGCCGCGATCAAGGAACTCCGAGCTGTGCTCGAAGCTGCCGAAGCAAGCGGAGCTAACACAAACCGTAATGGCGTCGGTGGCGTCATGCTCGTTCCCCTTGTCGAAGGCGGCTTAGAAGGCTGGGCCAAAATCGCGAAGGAAACGCAACGTAAGCTAAAGGAGTCGGTCCGTGACTAACCTCCGAGTGATATCCAACGAACTGGGTCCGCAATCTGTGGTTGACGACCTGCGTTTCTTGGCGAACGAAATCGAAGCCAATCGTATCACCGACGTGCGCACGATCATATGCGTGTTGTCGACAGACCATGACTACAGTGTGCGAACGCTGGGCAACCCGCCACGCAAATCCGAGACTATCGGACTGCTGACGATTGCCGCCATGTCTGTGAACGAGGATCAGTAATGGCTGACGGCGGCTCGCGCAGCGACAACCCCGTAGCATGGTCACCGCTTGCCGGTAGCCAAGCGCTTGCGTTGGTGTCGCCGTGCAACCACACGCTATATGAGGGAACTCGCGGCCCGGGTAAGACCGATTGGCAGATTATGAAGTTCCGCAAAAACGTGGGGCTTGGCTACGGCAAATTCTGGCGTGGCATTCTGTTCGACCGCGAGTACAAGAACCTCGAAGACATTGTCTCGAAGATGCAGCGTTGGTACCCCGAGTTCGCGGACGGTGCGAAGTTCGCACAGGGCACAGGTTCGTTCAAGTGGAAGTGGCCGACAGGCGAAGAGTTCATGCTTCGCCACATTAAGCGCGCCGCGCATTACTGGATTTACCACGGGCAAGAGTTCCCCAGCATTAACTGGAACGAGCTGACGAAGTACCCGACCTCGGAACTCTACGACATGATGATGTCGTGTAACCGTTCGTCGTTCTTGCCGCAGGAACACCCAGTGCGCATGCGCCACTTCGAAGCTATGCTGCGAGGCTTGCAGCGCTTCGAGCCGGAGGACCTTGCCGACCAGCGCCATGAAGCGCTGAACACCGACGACGAATGGGGTTTGTACATACTCGGCGAGATTCCGCTCGAAGTGAACAGCACCACGAATCCATTCGGCCCCGGTCACAACTGGGTAAAGCGTGAGTACATCGATAAGGCGGAGCCCGGTGAGATCGTATACAAGCGCGTTAACGTATTCAATCCCCGCACGCAGGAACGCGAAGTCATTACGAAAACACAGGTTCGTATTTTCGGTTCGTACAAAGAAAACACCTATCTGTCGCCGGAGTACATCGCCGAACTGGAGTCCATGAAAGACGAGAACAAACGCGAAGCATGGTTGTACGGTAATTGGAACATTGTGGCCGGCGGCGCGCTCGACGATGTGTGGGCCGAGAACAAAGTGGTGGTCGACCGATTCCAAGTGCCTGATAACTGGGTTGTTGACCGTTCGATGGACTGGGGCAGCACAGCGCCGTACTGGGTTGGTTGGTGGGCAGAAGCGAATGGGGAAGAAGTAACGTTGCCGGGCGGCAAGTTGTTTGCGCCAGCACCAGGTAGCTTAATCCTCATCGGCGAGATATACGGCGCTGAGGAAATCGGCACCAACCAAGGCAGCAAGCAAAGCAGCGAAGACTTAGCGCAGCTGATTCTCGATTACGAAGAGGAATTGCGCGACGACGGCTGGATCGATAGCGATGTGCAAGACGGCCCTGCCGACAACCAGATTTTCAACGAGAACGAAGGCGACCAGGAAGAAACCTTCGCATCGAAGATGGAAGAAGTAGGCGTAACGTGGGAACGCAGCAACAAGTCGCGAGGCAGTCGTAAGCGTGGTTTGCAGATGCTACGAGACCGCTTACAGAACACCCGTGATGGTAAGGAAAAGCCCGGCATCTACTTTATGCGGAACTGCTGGGTAACCCGTGCGACGTTGCCGGTGCTGCCGCGAAACGAAGACGACATGGACGATGTAGACACCGACAGCGAAGACCATGCGTACGACGGTATCCGTTACCGCGTACTCAAGGGCAATCTGCGCTACGCCACGAAACTGAAAACCAAGTTCCCGACCTAAGGACCTGCCATGGCAAACGTGAGTTTTATCCGAAACGAGATCAGCGACTTTGGCAAGCGTTGGGACTTGATCCGTGCATGCTTGAACGGTAGCGAAGCGGTCAAGCTCGCAGGCGACCAATACCTGCCGCGACCCAATGCTGCCGACACCAGTGTGATGAACCAGCTGCGCTTCGACGGATATGTCGAACGTGCTGTGTTCTATCAGGTCGCCAGTAACACGCTTGACGGTTTGATCGGTCAGGTGTTCGCTGCCGAACCTGTTATCGAAATCCCTGACAACATGGATCTGTTGAAGGACAACGCCGACGGCGGTGGCGTCGGCCTGACGCAGATGTCGAAGAAGACCTTGGGCGAAACCCTCGCCTACGGTCGCAGCGCCCTGCTGGTCGATTACCCCGACCTCGCAGGTGCCCCTGCCACCAAGCAGCAGGTAGACGACGGCGTAGCGCGTCCCACGATCCTTTCGTACAGCCCGTGGTCGGTTATCAACTGGCGTACGAAGATGCTCGGCGCTAAGAAGCTGCTGTCGCTGGTCGTGATACAGGAAACCTGCCCCATCGTCGACGACGGTTTTGAGATTAAGGAAGACGACCAGTGGCGTGTTCTGTTCCTCGACGACACGACCGGTAACTACAGCGTTGACGTGTACCGCAAGGCGACCAAGCCAGCAGCGAAGGGCACGACCATACCCAACCAGACCGCAGCGAACGCGCTGGCGACAGAAGGTGAGTACTACAAAGAAGACACCTTCGTGCCGACCGATGGCAAAGGCCAGCCGTTACGGGAAATCCCGTTTACGTTCGTCGGCTCGTTGAACAACGACGAGAACTGCGACAAGCCGATGCTGTACGGACTGTGCGTGCTGAACATGGCGCACTACCGCAACAGCGCCGATTACGAAGACAGCTGCTACATGGTGGGCCAGCCGACGTTCTGGGCCAGTGGCCTGACGAAGAACTGGGTGAAGGAGGTTTTGAATGGCGTCGTCGAAGTTGGCAGTCGCGGCATCATGGCTTTGCCGGTCAACGGCCAAGCTGGCATTCTGCAAGTGGCTCCGAACGCCATGCCCATGGAAGCCATGTTGCATAAAGAAAAGCAGATGGTCGCCATCGGAGCTAAGCTGGTCGAGAACCGCGACGTACAGCGCACCTTGGGCGAAGCGCAGATGGACAACGCTGCGTCGACCAGTGCACTGGCTACCGTAGCGAAGAACACGGGCGCAGCGTATACGCAGGCGCTGAAGTGGTGCTCGCTGTTTATGACCGGCGATGCCGACCCCGCCGTGTCGAGCGCCGAGAACCAAACCGACAAAACGATCACGTTCAAACTGTCGACTGACTTTGCCATTTCGCGCATGTCGTTCCAGGAGCGTGCTCAGCTCATGGCTGAATGGCAAGGTGGCGGCATTACCTGGGGCGAGTATCGCGGCGCGCTTCGCCAGTCGGGCATTGCCATAGAGGATGACGACGCAGCGAAGGAGCAGATCGATAACGACCATGCAGATGCTGTCAAGCTCGACCAGATACTTGAACCAACCCCGCCGCCCGTGCTCGATGCCAATGGCAACCCGGTACAGGCCGACCCCAACGCGCCGGCTGTGGACGCATAAGCCATGGCAACCAAGCGCCTGACCAATGTTGCGCAGCACATCCACGACGTTGCCATTCGTTACCAAGTATATCTGGAACGATTGAAGTCTGGTGAAGTTGCCAAGTTCGACGACGTGCTGATTCAGCTGGATCGGCAGATTCGTGCTGTGTTGTCGCGGGTCGGCGATGGCAAGCTGTCGAGCATTGGTCAGGTGCAGCTGCGAACACTGCTGGCCGACGTTGCTGCGCAGGTCAACCAGACGACCAACAAATACACCGCCACGCTGAACACGGACTTGAAAGCGGTTAGTCAGTACGCTGCTGAGTTCGAAGCGCGCACGCTGGCAATCGTAGTCGCCGAGAACACGATAAAGAAAGTCACAACCGCTGCCTTTACCCGCGCAGCGACCACTCCGATCGAGGCAACGGGAGACTTACTTGCAGACTTTATCAAGGGCTGGCAAAACTCGGTCGTTAAGAATGTCAATGGTGCGATCCGCGTTGGGTATTCGCAGGGCCAGACTACCGCTCAAATCGTTACCAAGATTCGCGGCACGAAATCAGCTGGTTACAAAGATGGCATTCTCACAGGCAAGACGCGCCGCGAAACTGCGGCCATGGTGCGAACCGCCGTACAGCATGTAAGCGCCCAAGCTCGCGAAGCAACGTGGGACGCGAACAAGGATATCGTCAGCGGCTATACATGGGTGTCGACACTCGATAGCCGCACGACACAGATTTGTAAGTCGCTCGACGGTCGCGTGTTCAAAGTCGGTGCTGGCCCAACACCGCCGATCCACATCGGGTGCCGCAGCGTTACCGTGGCGAACATCGATGGTGTTGACGTACTGTCGCTTACTCAGCGTGCAAGCAAAGGTGCGAAGGGCGGCAAGGCAGTGGCCGCAGACCTTACGTACTACGAATGGTTGAAGACGCAGCCCAGTGATTTCCAGGACGACGCACTCGGCCCTACACGCGGCGAGCTGTTCCGCAAGGGTGGGTTAAGCGCCGACGATTTTGCCAAGTTGAACTTGGACAAGAACTTCAAGCCTATGACGCTTGAAGAAATGCGAAAGAAAGAACCAGCGGCATTCCGCCGTGCTGGTCTATAACCGGGACAGTGTCCCAGGAGCTTTACAATGGCGATGAAAGCAGTGCTCGATTCCCTCGATACCGTCAGCGACGAATTGAAGGGTCATTACAAAGAAGTTGACGGCAAGTTCGTTTTGCAAGTCGAAGGCGGCGAAGACACCGGCGCGTTGAAGCGTGCAAAGGAACACGAGAAAGAACGTGCACGCACCGCCGAAGGCAAGCAGCGCGACGCCGAAGCTACCCGCGATGCTCTGCAGGAAGAAATCGACAACATCCGCAAGGGTAGCGTACCTAAGACGGACGTCGATGCTCTCGAGCTGTCGATGAAGAATCGTTACGAAGCCAAGCTCACCGAAAAGGACACCGCAGCTGCCACGCTGACCAAGCAGCTGAACACTCTGCTGGTGACCAACAAGGCGCACGAACTGGCCGCGAAGATCGTTGCATCGCCGGATTACATCGATGTAATCATGCCGCATATCACCCGCGCACTGGCGCTCGATACCGTCGACGGCGTAGCTGTTACACGCGTGCTCGATGCCGAAGGCCGCCCGACCGCCGACACCCTCGACGACCTCGAAAAGCGCTTGTTGCAAAATAAAGCGTTCGCAACGATACTTCGGGGTAGTCAGGCCAGCGGGAGCGGTGCTTCAGGCGGCGGTGGCGGAGGCGGTGCCTCTAAGAAACTTTCGGAAATGTCCGAAAAAGAACGCACCGATCTCGCCAAGTCCGATCCGCAGAAGTTCCAGCGGTTGGTCGAGGAAAATCGTGCAGCGGCTAAGAAGTAAAGCCGTCTAATCGCAACCCTCAGCTCCTGGAGTAATACATGGCCTTCGCAAATACCCAGCTGTCGGACGTCTTCGTCCCCAGCGTATTCCACTCGTACGACACGATCAACAGCACCGAAAAGACCGCGTTCGCGCAGTCCGGCGTTGCCGTTACCAACGCGCTGATGGATCAGCTCGCCAACGGCCCCGGCCAGATCACTACGATCCCGTTCTGGAAGGACCTCGACGCCAGCATCGAACCGAACTACAGCAGCGATCTGTACACCGACATCGCCGAGCCGCAGAAGGTTACCGCAGGCACCCAGGTAGCGCGGATCGCGAACCTGAACGAAGGCTGGTCCGATGCTGACCTTGTGTCGGTGCTGGCTGGCAGCGATCCGATGCAGCACATCCACGCCCGCGTCGACGCCTACTGGCAGAAGCAGTTCCAACGCCGTCTGCTGGCTTCGGCCATCGGCGTGTATAACGACAACGTTGCCGACAACGCCGGTGACATGGTCGTCAACATTTCGGTGACCACGGGTACGCCTGCCGACACGAACCGCTTCAACGCTGATACGTTCATCGATGCGGCGATGACCAGCGGCGACGACCTTGACGCTTACGTCGCCATTGCGGTGCATAGCATAGTCTACGGTCGCATGATCAAGAACAACTTGATCGTGTACGTGGCCGACTCGGACGAGCGTCTGGTGATCCCGACGTACATGGGCAAGCGCGTCATTGTCGACGACGGCATGCCGACGTTCGGCACGGGCATCACCCGCCAGTACCTCTCGATCCTGTTTGCTGCCGGCGCGTTCGCCTACGGCAACGGCTCGCCCAAGGTGCCGGAAGAAGTGCAGCGCTATCCGGAGCGCGGCAACGGCGGCGGTATCGAAGTGCTGTGGTCCCGCAAGGACTGGGTCATCCATCCGCAGGGTTACAAGTGGCTGGAAACGACCGTCACCGCGCCGGGCCTGTCGCCGACGTGGGCCAACCTCGCACTGGCTACCAACTGGCAGCGCGTGGTTGAGCGCAAGCTGGTCGGCATGGCCTTCATCGTCACCAACGGCTAACAGCCCAAGGCGTCGAAGCGCAAGTCAACGCAGCATCGCGCCGTCTAGCTAACCACTAGGCGGCGCACCTACATAAGGAATACCGCAATGGCTATTCGTTTGAACAAGACCCAGCGTGCCCGTTTGGCTGAACTCCAGGCCAGTGTCGACGAAGGCAACGAGCTGACCGCCGACGAACTGACCGAGTTCCAGGAGCTTGGCGGTGAAGTAGAAGAGGAAGAGGAAGAGGAAGAGGAAGAGGAAGAGGAAGAGGAAGAGCCTTCGAAATCCGACGAAACCGAAGGCGGTGAAAAGCTGTCGTTCGGCGAGCCGGCCCGCAAGCATCGCAAGGGTAGTAACGGCGATAAGCACTGGACTGCCGACAGCAAGGCTCGCTGGGGCGATAGCACCCACGCAGACCTGCTGAACGAACAGCGCGAAATCACCGACGCGAACAAGTAACAAACACGCGGGGTCGTCACCACGAGACCCCGCAACCTAATTCCAAAAGGATCGAGCCATGGCAATCGTTGTAGAAACTGGCGAAGGCATCGCGAACGCGAACAGCTATGTTTCGGTGGCCGATGCGACCGCGTACGCTGCCGCTCGTGGCGTAACGCTCGATCCCGATACGGTCGAGGCGCAGATCATACTTGCGACGGACTATCTCGAAACATTCGGATGCAGTTACCTGGGTAAGCAAACGTACAATCCGCAGGAGCTGGCGTGGCCGCGCACTGGCGTGTGGATTGCCGGTGTCGAAATGGCTGACGACGTAATTCCGAACTCGCTGAAAAAAGCACAGCAGCAGCTTGTCATTGAACAGGCCAACGGCTTCGACTTGATGCCTAGCACCGACGGCCAGATTGTGAAGGTCGAAAAGGTCGACGTAATCAGCACAGAGTATGCAGTCGGCACCGACTGGGGCGAGTCGGGTGGGCCGGTGCCGGCGTTCCCACGCGTCGATGCGCTGTTGAAGGCGTTGCTGAAGGGCGAGTGCTGCGACGATAGCGGCGCGGCGCTGCGGCTGGTGCGTATATGACCTTCGCCCGCCAGCAGGCCACAGCCAAGAAGCTGATCGAGAAATACGGCGGGCCAGCCAAGCTCGTGGTGTTCGTGACGACCGAACCGGCGCACCCATGGGAGACAACCGGCGTTGTTACGGAACTCAGCAAGGATGTGTTGGCGGTGTTCCTCAGCTACAAGCAGGGCTTCGAAAACAACACCGAAGTCCAGTCAGGCGACCAGCGCGTGTTGATCGCAGCGGTGGGCCTGCCTTTCGACCCAAATATGAAAGGTAAGTTGCTGCGCGTGCTGCCCGATAAGTCAACGGAAACGTGGTCCATCGTCAACGTGTTTCCGCTAAACGTAAACAACGAGAAGATTCTGTTCACCTTGCAGGTGCGCCAATGACCGCAACAGCGATTACAGCACCGGCCGAGATCAACGAAATCGTTGCCAACATACTAGCGACGTTTCCTGGTCTCGAAATGCGTTGGGACGGCAAGGTCGAATCGACCCCACCACCCAGCGACGAGAATTGGGCGCGTACCACAGTGCGGCACGCGACCGGCGAACAAGGCTCGTTAGCCAGCGACACCGGCAAGCGGGTGTGGACACGAACGGGGACGCTTACGGTGCAAGTGTTTGCCGCGTTGTCGAAGGGTGGGTTAGACGTGGCTCGTGTAATCGCCCAAGCCTTGCAGGACGGTGTCCAAGGGGTTAGCAGCAGCGGGTGTGTGTGGTTCCGTAACGCAACCGTCAACGAAATCGGCGTCGACAAGAGCTGGTACAACGTTAACTTCACCGCATTCTTCACGTACGACGACGTTCTTTAAGGAGAACACCATGGCTGATTGTCCCAAAAATAGCATTGACTCCAACGTCGCCGGCTTACGGTACGCGGAGGAGGTCTGCCTCAAGCAGTTGCCGGTTCTTGCCGTCGACGGCTTCGACCCGACGTGGCTTCCGCTCGATCCGAACTCGTTCAGCGATTTCGGCGGCGACCTGAAGACCGTCGCCCGCAATCCGATCAACCCCAGCCGCCAGCGCCGCAAGGGTGTGATCACCGACTTGGACGCCAGCGGTGGCTTCCAGCAGGACCTCACGCAGATGAACCTGCGCGGCTTGTTCCAGGGCTTTATGTTCGCAACGTGGCGTCAGCGTCCGCAGACGGCTAAGTTCGTCGGGGCTGCCACGCCGGTAACCGCCGTTGCCGGTACGGCCAAGCAGTACAGCACCACGCTGACCGGTGTTGTCGCCGGCGATGTTATCGTGGCCGCTGGCTTCGCACAGGCAGCGAACAACGGCGTACGCCACGTCACTGCTGCTGCCGGTGGCAACATCACGGTGGCCGAAGCACTGGCTGACGAAACCACCCCGCCGACCTCGGCGACGCTGCGTGTGGTTGCCAAGCGCTTCGCCAGTGCCGACCTCAGCATCGTGCTGAACGGTACGCTCGCCCGCCTTACCAGCGCAGCGGTGGATATGTCGACGCTTGGCTTTATCCTGGGTGAGTGGATCTACCTGGGTAGTGATACGCCGGCAAACCGCTTCGCCAACAACGTCGGCTTCGCGCGTATCGGTGCGATCAACGAAGACTACATCGAGTTCGACAAGACCGACTGGGTTCCCGCTGCCGAAGCTGGCACGGCCAAGTTGATCGAGTTCTATCTCGGCGACATCCTGAAAAACGAAGAGGACCCCGCGCTTATCGTGCGCCGCTCGTACGACTTGGAGCGAACGGTCGGCAACGATGCGGACGGCGTCATGTCCGAGCACATCACGGGTGCGGTGCCGAACCAGCTCACGATCAACGTCAAGCAGGCCGACAAGATCACGGCTGACCTTACGTTCGTCGGTTGCGACCACGAACAGCGCGATGGTGACGACGGCCTCAAAGGCGGTACGCGACCGGACTTGCTGATCGAGGACGCGTTCAACACGTCGAGCGACTTCGCGCGCATCAAGCTCGCCAGCGTTACCGGCACTAACAGCTACCCCACGCCGATCTTCGCGTACAGCACGGACCTGACGCTTACGATCAACAACAACGTGTCGGGCAGCAAGGCGCTGGGCGTGCTGGGTAACTTCGATACCGACGTGGGCATGTTCGAAGTCGGCGGCAGTGTTACTGCGTATTTCGCCGATATGGCGGGAACGCGCGCAGTGCGCAATAATGCCGACATTACGTTGGACGTAGCTATCGTCAAGAACAACGCTGGCATGCTCTTCGACATTCCGCTCCTCTCGCTTGGCAATGGTCGCCTCGCAGTCGAGATGAACAAGAAGATCACGCTGCCGCTCGACTTGACCGCCGCCGAAAACGTGAACGGTTACACCCTGCTGTTCCAGACGTTCGCCTACCTGCCCAGCTTGGCGAACCCCAACTAAACCGCAACACTCGATTAAATGAGGAGCGACAACATGGCTACTTTCGGTAAGATTTTCAGCACGAACAAAGACGTTGAGAAAGAAGGCATCTGGTTGACGTACGGCGAAGGTCTCGAAGTTCGCATCGCCCGTGCGGGCGGCAGCAACAAGACCTTCGCCGCACGGTACGACGTGCTGACCAAACCGTACCGCCGCCTGATTCAGATGGAAGTGCAGGACAAGGAAGTGATGGAAGGGCTGATGCGTCGCCTGTACGCCGAAACGGTCGTAAAGGACTGGAAGGGCGTGACGGACGAAAACGGCAACGAAGTTTCGTTCAGCGTAGAAGCCTGTGTCGAGCAGTTCGAAAAGTACCCCGATCTGTTTGCTGACGTCGTCGACAACAGCACCAAAATCGCAAACTACCGTGACGAGGTTCGCGAGGCCGACGCAAAAAACTAATCGATGTCTTAATCTACGGAATGGATATAGGCAAAGACGAAAAGTGGATTCTGGAGCAGGCAAGGAAAATGCGGCAACCCATACCCGCACGATTCCTAACTGCTCCAGAATTGTATGCAGGGCTTGGTTTGTACCACATGGCGTTTATGGACTTAACGACATGTCGGCAAATCTCGCAAGGTGTCATGGGTCCGATCAGTTGGCAATCGATCCAGAATTATTGCAACGAGTACGACATACATGGCGAGCAGCGCGAGGACATGTTCTACTTTGTACAAAAGCTAGACGAGGCATACCTCAACTGGTCACACGACAAGGCAGCACAAGAAGCGACCGCTCGACGCGCAGCACAGAAAGCTAAACAAACCGGAGGCGGGTGATGGCTACGTTAAAAACACTCACTGCCCGCCTCCGCGTTTTAGCCAAAGACATCCCCGCCAACGCCAGCTTAATCGTTCGCAAGACCGCACTGGCGATAGACACGGCGTTGGTGCTTAACACCCCAGTCGATACGGGCCGCGCTCGCGGTAACTGGCAGGTGAACATCGGCGGCCCCGCTGAGGGCACGTTGGATAACTGGCCCAAAGCAAATAAAGATGCCGTTGGCCTGAATGGGTCAAGCAGTCAATTTGCTTTGGCGGCTGCGATAAAGGCGACCGAAAACTTTAAGGGTGGTTCGATCTTTATCAACAACAACCTGCCTTACATCGTGCCGCTGAACAACGGTCACAGTGGACAAGCACCACCTGGGTTTGTGCAAACCGCAGTGCTTGCCGGCATACAAGCCGTGAAGAACTCGTCGATACTCGAAAAGCCTACCGGCTACGGTGACACCAATGGTTAATGAAGTCGTCCAGATCGAAGTTCGCGAAGACGGTTCGCAAGCTGTCGCATCGAAGTTCAACACGATGGCCGATGCCGGCGACCGCGCCAGCAACAGCAACGACGCTTTACAGAAGATTCTGAATCAGGTCAGCACCACCATGGGCAAAGTTGCCCAGTCGGTCGACCGCCTGAACTCGACGCTTTCGCAGCAGGCGACCACCACGGCAAAAGTCGCCCAAGCAGCTGCCCAAGCAGCCACGGCCAGTAACGCTCAGAGCGTCGCTGCGACTGCCCTAGCCGAAAGCGAGGCCGAAGCCGCAGCCCGTATTGCGTCGGTCGTCACAGCCTCGCTGGCGCAGGTAGCCGCGTCGAATAGCAGCTCAGCCGCCCTCAGAGGGGCCGCACAGGCGTCGCAGGAGGCTGGGCAGGCCAGTGTAGCGGCTGGGCAGGCGGCAATCGCACAGGCGCAGGCGTACACAGCCACGGCACAGGCCGCTACACGGCAGATTCAGTCGGTCGAAGCCCTGTCGGACGCGGTCGGTAGCCAGATCAAAACTATCGAGCAGTGGCGTACCGTCGAGGGTCAGCTTGTCGATGCGCAGCAGCGCGGTGTGATCAGCGCAGGCCAGTACCGCTCGATGCTGGCCCAGCTCGACGCGCAGCTGCCCAACTTGACCGCCAGCATCGACAAAGAACGTGCAGCGGTGGCCGGCCTGACCGCATCGTACGACCCGCTAAGCGCGAAGATGTCGAAGTTAGAAAAGGACGAACAAACCCTTACCGCTTTGCGGGCCAAGGGTATGGTCACGTTGGAACAGTACAACAAGCTGATGCAGTCGATCAGCGCACAGAAGCTGGTCGTCGCTAACGCGTCGGAAGCAACGGAGGAACTGTCGAAGTTCGGTGAGTCAAGCGCGGGGGCTAAGCGCGAATTCGGGGTGCTGATCGGCGAGCTAGCGCGCGGTAACTTCGCAGCGTTGCAAGGCAGCGCCATTACGCTGTCGAACCGTATGGGGTTGCTGGAGAAAGCGTTTAGCGCTACAGGCGTAGCCATCGGGTTGACCGTCGCCGCGCTGGCCGTGGTCGGTATCGCCATGGTTGCCGGTTACTTGCAAGCCCAGAACTTGGCGAACGCACTAAACCTTGCCGGCAACAGCAGCGGCATCACGGCCGGGCAGGTCAACACACTTGCCAAGTCGCTGAACGACAGTGCGGCCAACACGGCAACGAACCTTGAACTGCTAACGGCGCTCGCAGCCACGGGCCAAGTTACCGGTCAGTCGCTTACCAGCGTAGGCACTGCCGCAAGCAACGCGATGAAGTTGACTGGCGAATCGGTTGACCAGGTAGTGCAATCGTTCCAGCCTTTGTACACCGACCCGGTTAAGTGGGCGGAGGACATGGACACGAAGTGGCACTTTTTAAACATCGATACCCTCGACCACATCAAGCATCTGCAGGACACTGGCGATACTTACGGCGCAGTACAGGCAGCGGCGATTGCCTACGCCGATGCGACCGACCCGCGTGTTAAGAACATGATCGACAACGCCGGCATACTTGAACGCACATGGCGTTCGGTCGGTAACTACCTAGCCACGGTAAAACAATTCTATGCGGATATCGACAAGCCGCCGGCAGTGATGGACGCTTTCGCCAAAGCTAAGCAAGACTATAGCGACTGGCAGGCAGCGGTTAAAAAAGGCAATACCGATATCTACGATCCGAAGAACAACGAAGTGCTGGCGTATGGCACCACGTTGTGGAACAAGCTGCACGACGCGCAACAGTTGGTTATCGGCCAGAAGAACCTTGCCGCCGCCGACGCAGCTGCCGACCAACAGCGCAAGGCGTCGCTCGACGCGGGTAAGGGCATCGACAGCGTCAACGACAAAACGCAGAAGCAGATCAACTTACAAAATCAGTTGACGAAGTTGAAGGCCGACTACATTCAGCTGAACAAGACCGACCCGACGAACTCGCGTTTGGCTGGCGTATCGTTCGGTGCCAATGGTGATCCCAGCGGCGGCGCGTATGCCAGCAAGGTCGCTGAGCTGAACACGCAGGCCAACGGCAAGCCGAAAACAGGCCCGGTCGACCACAGTGCCGAACAGGCTGCGCGCGAACTGGCCCAGCAGGAAGACGCCTTCGACCGCCTGCGCGACACCATCGACCCCACGCGAGGCGCGCTCGACCAGATGGCGAAGTCACAGGAGCTGTATACGGTCGCCGTGAAGAATGGTTGGATCGAACAGAATCAAGCCGATTTCGAAATGGCGCAGTACCAGATCAAATTGCAGGACACGATCAACCCGCTGGCTGCACTCAACACGAAGCTCGATCAGCAGATCGACGGCTTCAACAAAGTGTCGACGGTTAGCAAAGCGGCGGCGAGTGTAGAGAAGGATCGGCAAGACCTGCTGCAAAAGGGCATCGTACTAACCGATGCCGATGCGGCGGCGCTCGACACCAAGTACGAAGCGATCAATAAAGGTTTGGCGCAGCAGGCCATCGTCGACAAGGTAACGAAAGCTGCCATGACGCAAACGATGGAGCAGATTGACCAGCTGAAGATTTTGAACGATGCGCAAACCGCAGGCCAGCTAACCAAGCAGCAAGTCGGCGATTTCGAAGTAAAACAGAACCCGGACATATTCAAAGGCACCCAGGTAGCACAAGACCAACAGCTGAAGCAACAGCAGCAATATTACGATCTTGTCGACCAGATGCGGCAGCAGGATTTGATTTCGGAATCGGACGCTGCCAAGGCAAAGCAGAACATCGACGCCAGCGTGCAGAATATTCGACTGCAAGGCACGATGAATTTTCTGTCGTCACTTGCGCAGATGTCTCGCAGCAGCAACCGCACGCAGGCGGGTATCGGTAAAGCGGCGGCCATTGCCGAAGCATCGATCAACACGTATAAGTCTGCGACTGCTTCGTACGCATCGCTGGCGGGCATACCGTTCGTCGGCCCCATTCTCGGCGCTATTGCGGCAGCGGCAGCGGTTGCCAGCGGCCTAGCACAGATTCAGCAGATTCGAAGTGTCAACACCACGGGTTACCAGTCGGGCGGTTACACAGGTGACGGCGCGCAGAATGCGGTAGCGGGTCAAGTGCATGGACAGGAGTTTGTGTCGAACGCAGCCACCACAGCGCGCTACCGCTCGACACTCGAAGCCATGCACAACGGCACCTATAACGAGAACGCGCCCAACGCCGGCAACAGCGGCCAGTCGCCAAGCGTCAATGTTCAGCAAGGTCCGACGCGTGTGGTGGTGGTGCGTGACAACGACGACCTGAAAAACTACATGCAAGGTGAAGACGGCGAGCGGGTAATCGTGGCCCACATGCAGAACAATAAGGATCTGTTAGTCTCATGAAATACGCGGCCAAAGTAACCACAGCCTTGTACGGGGACTTGTTCATAGTCCCCAAGCCGCCGAACGATAGTGGCAGCATGTCGTTGGAGTTTTATACCGACGCGCCCGCCAGCTACACCAACCAGACGGAACTTCGCTCGCAAATGCGGGCGTTGCCGCGTCAGGCGTATACGTACGAATACGACTTACCTTACGTTGAAGTGATGGCAGCGTGGAACACGTTCTTTGCTGGGCTTCGTGGGCAGTGGGCGATACCGCTGTGGTTCGAAGCACAAGCAGTCGTCAGCGCCGCAGGCCAGACCGTGTTCTTAGCCGACACCACGGTGCACGACATACGACCCAACACGCTGGCGCTGCTGTTCGATGTGCGCGGCAATTGGGAGCTGCATACTGTCTCGGCCATCGCGGCAGGTGTTGTTACGATTACCGGCCCGACTGCGCTAGTAGGTCGTGCATGGTTGATGGGTGTGCGCATTGGCTATGTAAGCGGCAAGGCTCCTTTTAAGCCCACGGGCCGAGACAACAGCGTTAAGGTTATTTACAACGTCAACGACAACGATGTGCTGACAGGGCTTACCGACGCCGCGCCCCAGTTCAACGGAGTCGACCTGTACACCGCGCCTTACGAAATCGACGGCAACGCAACAGGCACCATCGATCAACAATACGACGAAGTTGAATTCAGTGTCGGCGGTGTGGCGCATGCGACCCCATGGGTGCAGGCCCAGTACACGACGAACCAAGGTTGGCGGGGGTTTAGCGTCGCCGACTTGCGCGCGTTCTGTCAGTGGTTCTATCGTCGAGCTGGTAAGTTCCGCGCGTACTACGCGCCTACGTTCGAGTCGAACTTGCGCAAGGCGTCGACCGGCGCAGTAACCACAGCGTTCAAAGTTTATGACGACAACTACCTGGCGCTGGTGTACCCCACTTGCAAGGTCGTGGCGTTCGGTATGCGCGACGGCACTTGGTTGCTGCGTAACGTCACAGCTGCGGTAAGTCTAGGCGACGGCACGACGCAGCTAACGCTAGACACATCGCTCGCGCGCAACGCTGTCGACGTTATGGTGGTGTCGTATGTGCGGCCGCGCCGCCTCGACACCGATCGTGTAGAGATCAACCTACGCCCTGCTGGCTACAGCTACACCAGTTATAACGTAGTGGAGGTCGCAGCATGAGCAGTAAAGAACTCTATCGCTTTGTCGAAGGCACCGCGGTGTCGACCTACACCAGCAGCAACGAAGCTGAGGTGTACAACGGCGAAACGTACGCGCCCAAGGTTATGAACCGTAGCGAGATCAATGACAAGGCGCAGGTAACAAAAAACAGCGTCGACGTTTCATTTGCACTGCAAGACACGTACGCACAGCACTTGCTGAACAGCAGTGTCGACAACGTTATCCGCCTTGACATTTTCAGCAAAGACGAGTTCAGCGTGTTTCGTGCGGAGTTTCGCGGCCGCCTTACGAAAACCGCGCCAGACAACACGAAGCTGAAAGCTACCTTCGAGTCGACATTCACCGCTAACCGCCGCGTGGGTTCGCGGCCAATATTCCAGCGGCCATGCAGGCACGTTCAGTACGGCCCCGGCTGCAAGCTCGATATCGACGAATGGAAAATCGCTGCGCATGTAACGGCAATGTCGGCAGACGGGCTTTCGATCACAGTACCCGAGACCAGCGATGGTCGCCGCTATACCGCAGGCGTGGTGATACTTAGCGACGGCACCATGCGGTACATAACCAGCCAAGCGGGCAATGTGCTGACTCTGATACGCCCCAGCGACACGCTAAATACGCAGTTCGCCACTGCCCACCCCGTTGCGGTATATATTGCGCCGGGCTGTACACAAACCGAGCCGGTGTGCGATGACGAGTACGACAACCTTTTGAACTTCGGCGGATTCGCGCGCATCCCTCTTACAAACCCGATGGGTGGGAATAGTATCGTATGAGCTGGTCAAAGTTCCTCGACCCTCTGGGTCTATTCAAAGTCAAGCGCCAACCGGTTACCCCGCCGGAGGAGTTCGATTCGACCACAGCTGAAGAAGGTGGCGTTATCGGCGTGTTGTGGGGTACGCGCGACATCACAACTAAAAACATCACCGCGTGGCTCGACGTGTCGACGACTGCGATCAAATCGAAGGGCGGTAAGAAATGATCATAACCATGCAGCACGCACGCGCCGCCAAGTTATGTCGACACGGATGGCGTACCTGGTTCGCCGTGCACAAACTCGACTACCAAGAGTTTCGCACGAAGGGCTTGTCGGAAGAACAATTCACTGCCACCAACGATGCACTGGCGACGCGATTAGTGGAGGCAGCTCATGGGCGGCGCAAGTAAAACCACAGTAGGTTACAAATACTTCGCCGGCTTCCAAATGATGCTGGCGAAGTGCATCGAAAAGATCACTCGCATTCGTATCGGCGACGTTGACGCGTGGAACGGCAATCAAGTCGGCGAAGGTGTTATCACGATCAACAACGATCAGCTGTTCGGTGGCAAGGCTCGCGAAGGCGGTGTCGTCGCGCAGATCAATTTTCAGCCCGGCTACCCCACGCAGATGCCCGATAGTTACCTCGCCAGCAAGTTGGGGCGCATACCTGCGTTTCGGGGTGTGGCGGGCATCGTGTGTCGACACGGGTATCTGGGCAACAATCCGTACATGAAGGATTGGAAGATTCGTGCTTCGCGCATCCACACACAAGACGATGGGTCGGTGCAGTGGTACGACGAAACCGCGCAGGTAGCCTTCGGCGGCGACTTGAACTTAGAGCTTGGCCCGACCAGCGAAGGCTGGAAGTATAAAAACGTTCCATATCCCGACACCGCCGACTACAGCGCCGAAGGCTACGACGACAGCGCGTGGGGCGTGGGCAGCAGCCCGTTCGCCGATAAAGTGGGCCAGCCTTACCTTGCCGGGCTGTGGCCCGATGTGGTGGGTACCGTGTGGCCGCAGCAGACGACCATGTGGATTCGTCGACAGTTCACGGTCAATACTACCGACACGGTGACGCTTGTTATCTTCGTCGATAACTTCGCCACCTGTTGGGTCAATGGCGTGCTGGTATTGCCGCGTTCGGGTAATAGCGCCAGCCCCAGCACCGAAGCGTTCCAGCACGAGATCGTAATCCCTTCGAGTGTTATTCGAAGCGGCGTCAATACGATTGCCTGTAAGTGCGAGGACGCTGGTCCGATTAGCGACGGCAACTATGCGTACGCTGCGTTTAAGGTCGCCGGCAACGACGCCCTGCTGCCCGACATGAACCCGGTGCACATGCTGCGCGAATGTTTGCTGAACCAAGAATGGGGGTTCGGTTACGACGAATCGGATGTCGACGATGATAACTTCCGGGCGGCTGCGTTGACTTTGTTTAACGAAGGCTTCGGCCTGTCGTATTTGTGGGACGACGACCAGACCGAGATCGACGACGTAATCCAAAAGATTGAAGACACAGTTGACCTGGCACTGTACGTCGACCGCCGTACGTTAAAGTGGACCATTAAGTTGATCCGTGGCGACTATGACAAAGCCTCGCTGCCTGTGTTTAGCGAAGGTACTGAGATAATGTCGATGGACGACTTTGCGCGTCCTATGTTCGGCGACTTGGTCAACCTTGTCGTGGTGCAGTTCTATAACTTGGAACTCGGGGACACCGGCACGCTGTCGGTGCCCAACCCTGCATTGTTCTTGCAACAGGGTGTGCTGGTCAAGTCGCAGAAGAATTACGAGATGGTGTCGAATGCGAACCTCGCCAGTCGGCTGGGTAGTCGAGACTTGAAAGCAGAATCGAACCCGTTGGCGACCGGCACGGTGTCGCTGTTGCCGACTGCTGCCGCAAACGACTTGCAGCGCGGCGACCCCTTAGTGTTGAACTTCGGCAAGTATTCTTTAAACGATACGGTCGTGCGCGTTACAGCTGTGACTTTTGGTGACGGCACAACCAAGCGAGTCAAGGTATCGTTTGTGGAGGACGACTTCGCACTGCCCGACACCATCGTGGTGCCGTCGCAGTCGTCGCCGTATGTCGACCCCAAGGGCAACCCTGTTGCGTTGTCGAACAGGCTAGTTATGGAAGTGCCTTACTTCGCACTAATCCAAAGCGAAGGGCAGGCGCAAACCGACTCGCTGCTGAACAACGACCTGACCCTAGGTTTCGTTGCCGCAGCAGCTCCGCGAGTTACGGGCGGCTTGTCGGCAGATATCTACACCGATGCGGGTGCAGGTTTCCAAGACAATGGCCATTTAGACTTCTGCGCTTACGGCGAGCTGTCGACCGTTATGACCAAGCAGTCGGCGACCTTTACTATGACCAACACGGTCGACCTCGACGAACTCGACACGCAGCCAATATTCCAAGTCGATAGCGAGATCATGGCATTGACGGCGCTCGATACCGGTACGGGCATTGCCACGGGCGTGCTGCGCGGCCTGTTCGACACGGTGCCGGCAACGCACGCCATTGGGGCGAAGGTTTACTTCTTCGAAAACTACCTTGACAGCGACAACATCCAGTACGAGTCAGGCGAGACAGTTAACGTCAAGCTACTGACGAACGCCAGCAACGGCCAGCTTAGCCTTGCCGCCGCGCCCACCGACGCTGTGCTGCTTGCGCATCGCGCCATACGCCCGTATGCACCGGGCAACTTAAAGGTGGGCGGCACAGCGACGCCTAGCGCTCCGGTGATCGGCGTGATACCCCTTACCTGGGCGCATCGAAACAGGCAAACGCAGGCTGACGTACCTGTTGACACCAGCGCAAGCGATGTAACACCAGAGGTGGGCACCACGTACACAGTTAAGATTTACCTTGCCGGCGTGCTCGACCAAACGTTTACAGGTATCGCCACGAACTTCTACAACGCCTTCGCCAGCGAAGCCGGCCACGTAACCGCCGTCGTGTTTACAGAGCGCTTGACTTTTGAAAGCTGGCAGGGTAACAGCATCGATTTTGACTACGTGCCGCCGGATACGTTAATCACCACCAGCGCGGGCAACTTGCTAACCACGCCTTCGGGCATCTACTTGAGGGCTGTGTAATGGCTGACGTAATTGCGAAAATTGGCGCAAAGACTTTTGACGACACGACCGGTGTAATGCCGGTTGACGCTGACGACATCCCGGAGAAGACCGCCAGCCCGGTCAACTTGTATTTGACTGCTGAGCGTGTGCAGGATATCGTCGCCGCCTTTATGGTCGCCGGTACTGGCGTCACATTGACGTACAATGACGCCGCCAATACGTTGACTGTTGCGGCCACTGGCGGCGCAGGTGGTGCACCGACGGCATTTGTTGGTGTCAATGATCAAACCGTTGCCTATACGTTGGTACTTGCAGATGCAGGTAAGGACGTCCGGGTAACCAGCGCGACGGCAGTCAATGTCACCATTCCGCCGAATAGCTCCGTGGCGTTTGCCAACGCGATGCTCATGGTGTCGCAGGGTGGCGCTGGCGTTGTAACCGTTGTGGCCGGCGCTGGTGTAACCCTGCGTGCCCCGAACGGTGCGTCTACGTCTGCTATTTACGATGCGCGCGGCCTGGAGCAGATCGGCACCAACGAGTGGAGGGTCTGGTAATGATGCCACTACTATTCGCGCGTGCAGCGAAGAACCATCGAGGCGCAGCCGTTAACCCATTATTGAAGTGCCACTTGGCTTTTGACGGTGCTACTGGTTCGACGACCATCACCGACACAGGTTCTTCGCCAAAGGTTTGGGCACGCAGTGGCAGCGCAGCGTTGTCAACTGCGCAAATTAAGTGGGGGAGTGCCAGCCTGTTTGTAAATTCGGGCTACGTTTCGTCAACCGCTGCGCTGGCCCTTGGCACCGGTGACTTCACGTTAGAAGGCTGGTACTACTGCACCAACAACACATCCACGCGCGGCCTGTTTGCCACTGCGATGGTAAACGGTGCCAACGAGTTAAGCGTGGGTGCAGACCCAAGCAATGGTCATGTCCAGATGTATCTTACTGGCGCCGTCTACAACGCGAACTATACGTTCACTAATAACGCATGGACTCATGTGGCCGTTGTACGTAGCGGGACGTCCGTTGCGCTTTACATTGGCGGCAACCTGATAATGACGAATACAATTGCTTCCGGCTTTAATTTCAGCGAAGTCAATTGGACTGTTGGTGCGTATTACAACAGCGGGTTTCCGTGGGTGGGTTACATCGATGACTTTGGCTATACGGCCTCGGCCAAGTACAGTGGCGCGTCGTTTACCCCGCCTACCGCTGCGCTTGCATAAGTTCTGACGAGCTACAGCCGAAAAGGCCCGGCGCTTGGTAGCCCGGGCCTTTGCTTTAATGTTCAGAGCGGTTACGAACCCCAGCGCGCTCGCTGCTGGGCCGTGTGGCCGGCACGTACAACGACTGCACTGCGCACGTCGGCGGTGTTGCCCCGGCGCTTGGCCTCCAGCTCGGCTTCGAGCACCAGCGCCTCGCCAGTCACCAGCAGTGCCATTGTGTGTTGACGAGCTAAGCGCAGCCGCGTAACGATCAGGTCGACTGTTGTGGGGTCGAAGCTACCCGACTCGATATCTTTTAACGTCTCGTTCAGCAGCTGCATAACGTGTGGTACCGGGGTGGGCGTTGCCGGTACGCGTTCGACCTTCGACTTAGCCACGGTTCAGGTTCTCCAGCTGCAAGCGGCGGTCGATAGCCATACCGGCGTACAGAGCGCGCAGCTTGTCGGTGGGTGCGTTGGCGGCGAGGTCTTCGACCCGTGCCAAGTCGGCTTCGAGGTGTTCGCGGGCCACCTTTCGCGCCTGCCAGCCGACGCCGTGTTCCTGCACTAGAGTAAAATCGCTGGCCCGGTCGTTGCGCATTTCGTTCGCTCCTCAGTTAGTAGAGGTCATTATAGTGACTCTCTACGCCAATGCAAGACTTATTTTCGACCCACGTCGGGACGCAGATCGCCATCGGGGGTGCAGTTGCGGGCGTACTCGTGGCGGTAGTCGGGCCACGCGTCGACGTACACCATGTGGCAGTACAGCGAGGCTTCGCGGCGCTCCGTGGCTATGTCGATGTTGCGCACGAACTTCAGCAGCGATGCGAGCAGCAACACCACGACGAAAAGAAACACAATGGTCAGCCCGTTAAAGGTCTGCTTGGCGAACCGCTGGCCGTACGAAGCGGGGCGGTTATTCTGGCTGTTGCGAAAGTCCATCTGCGTGCTCCAGTAGTTGGGCGAGGTCTCGCAGCGCGGCGGCTGCGTCGGTGTACAGCTCGGGCCGCTGGTGGCAGCGTTTGCAGCTAGCCAGCTCGGCGGCGCGTTTGTCGCACTGTGCCGCACCCAGTGTTAACGCCCTGAGTAGGCCGGGGCTGGGCTTGTCGATCACAGCAGGGCTTCGAGTCGGTCGAGGTGGAACCGCATATTCGTCACGCGATCTCGCAGCCCTTGCGCCCCGCCTTCGCTACCGTCCATCACTGCGCGGTACTCGGCACAGGCCCAGTTGTATTGTTCGCTGACGTCGCGCAACGGGTTCTGTCCCTTAGCTTCGGCTACGACTAGCGCCGCGCGTACTTGCTTGTCACTCTTAACTGCCATGGCTCGCTCCCAAGTTAGTCCAACATTCGGCCATCGCATCGGCGATGCCGTAGTACGTGTCGCTACGCGCCTGCCACCTTGTTTCGTTGGGTGGCAGGCGATTGTTCCCACTGTCGGTTTGGTTAGCCCAGCGTTCCAAACCATTAACTACGCGGCCCGGTATGCGCAGTGCTGGGTTGCGTGGCAGCGTCGGCAAGCCCTTTAACCACAGCACCGTTTTCTTGCTGGCGTCGTGGCCGAACTCGTAGGGCTGTACGATGTCCTTTTGCATCGGCACACCGAACGCGATGCGGTTGGCTATTACGCCGACAGGGTTCTCGAGACAGATGAGCGGGATCGGAGCGTTAAATAGCTCAACCACAAAATCCAACGCTTCTTCCGTCAGGTCATCCCTACCTGGGCGGCGCTTGTTCCAGTGCACGCCGCTGCGACACAGGTACGTGCAGTCGGGGTGGAACACTGCCAAGTCCCAGCCCTTGCCCAGCTGGTCGCGCACGTCGCCTTGTATGTGGTGCCTGCGGCTGGTGTGGCCGGGCGCTGCCGGCAAAAGGTCGCAGCTGTACGCGGTGTGGCCTCGGCGCGCGAAGGCGTCGCAAACCACACCGCTTGTCTCACAGCCTACTAGCACTCGCATAGGTGTCGCCCTTGTCGTCGAGGTCGCAGGGTAGCTTAAACCCCAGCGGCCCGCAAAATGGCATGGGCTTCGCACACCAGCATAGTGTTCAGCAGCTTGTACTGGGGGAACTGCTTGCGCAGCTGGGCAAACACTTCCTCCGTCGCCTTGGCCTTAAAGTGCGCGACGCTGCCGTCCGGTTTCTGCACGACCGGCTTGGACTTTAGCAGTCGGTTGTAGCGCTTGGTGTCAATGGTCACATCGACCAGTCGGTTACAAAACGACTCGGCGTCTTCATACATGTAGTGACGCTTGACGATGCCGTCGACTTCGCTTTCGACGTGCGTGTACGGTTCGGTGCACAGCATCAGCGACCGCCACAAGATTGCCTCTTCGCTCGTCATCATGCGAGTCAGCTCCATGTTCATGTACGTGCGATACGTGCCCGGCACGCGGGCCGCTGCGTAGTCGCGCCAGTTAATCGACAGCTCGCCGCCGTTGGCATCGTCGATAAGGTCGGCTACAGGCACGTCGCCACGGTACAGCACAGCGCTGAAGCCCTGCCCTTCGTGACCGGTGAACGTGCGGACGGATTTAACGCTGTAATGGTGGGCAGCTAAGGTTTTCATAGTGTACCTGTGCACGCGCATGTGTGCGCTTGGGTGGTTAAAAAGGGCTGGTGTTACCCAGCCCTCGATTCAATGCAGTGTAGCTTACTTCTGGTCGCTGAGCGAGATGTACTCGTTCGCAGCGAAGAAGGCGAGATGCGCGCCGCTGATCGTGCTGACGTTGCCGGCGGAATCGGTTGCTTCCTTACCCAGCACGTCGTCCGTGTTCTTGGCCTTGGCGACCAGCTCGAAGCGAACCGCACGGCCCGAACCTTCGCGGAAGCCAGCGTCGCCCGGCTTTACCAGCACGGTGATTTTGCGACCGGCGTACGACTCGCGGCGGGCGGCTGCATCGGCCTTGACCTGCTTGGGCTTGTCGGCTTTCGGCTTGGCGTCGGCCTTGACCTTTTCGCCCTTGGCGACCTTGGTGGCGACCGGGGCCGACTTCGCAGCTTTCGTCGGGGCGGTCTTGGCGACAGCGGTGGTCTTCTTCGCGGCGGGCTTGCCGGTAACCTTGCTTACCTTGGTGCCGCTGGTCAGGTCGTCGGTGCCGGCGGTCGCTGCGGTGTCGTTCTTTGCCATGGTAAATTCCTCAATATCGTTAGTTGGGTGAGCGGCTAACGAGAGGTAACGGGCAACGGGAGCGGGCTGGTAGTGCTTTGCCGCTGCCCGAAAGTTCGCTCCTTTCGGCCACAGGACTCACAATACTCGGATTCTTAGCCGGTGCAAGAGTTTTCTTACACCGGCCTCAAAATTAAATCGCTTGCCAACCTAGCCTTGTTTAATGTAGGCCCCGGTCGGCTCGTCACCAGCCAGCTCCGTCACGATGGCCGGCACCGACTTGGTGATGATCGGCACGCCGTCGAGCACGTCCATCAGCAGCCGGTTGCTGAACGATATACGCGGGTCGCTTTCGCCACGGGCAAACACCATGTCAACATCGCGGTAGCGCAGGAACATCGCATACAGACAGACGTCTATATGGCTGCCGCTTATCAAGTTGCGGCGAAGGCCAAGCCGCAACCGGTCAACAGGCACCTGCGCCCACGCCCCGGCATAGTGCTTCTTGGCTTCGTAGTACCGCGCCACCATGCCCAGTACGAACGGTGCCATCTCGTTCGGAATGCAAATGTTCATTTCTTCACGAACTGCTGCGAAGTCTGGGGCTGGCGCAGCTCGCGACTTGAACTCTTTCATAAGCGCACCCAGGTGCTTGATAACAAATTCGAGATCGCTGGGCCCGGCCCAGTGCGCCAACTTGTTAATTAACGCAGACTGGTTTATATCCAACTCGTTCGCCTTTGCGAACTGGCGAACTGCGTCGTCGAAGCGGAACCCATTGAACAACGGCTGCACGGTGCCGGCGTTAAAGCGCGCCAACAATTTCTCGGCGTAGTGCAGCGCCTTTTCGAGATCCTGCAAACCGTTCTTCTTTTTGTAACGGGTGATGTACTTGGTGCAGCACCCTTCGAGGTATCGGTCGTGCAACACCGCTGCGACAAAATCCCAGTGTTGCACGGCTGCTGCGTAGTGCGCGCCGCCTACCTGCTTTTCGTTCGGGTTCATATCAGTGCCTTCTGTAGTAATACGGCTTGGTAAAGTTCGTCTGCGCGAGTAACACACCCATCGTCGTTGCCCCATTCGAGCATGAACACTTCGGCCTTCGCGATGTAGTACGTCTTGTACACGTCGAACACTTCGTCCAACATGCGATTGCCACGGCAGCGTTCCTCCGCACAGAACCACATGCCGTCGAGTATGTCGGCCAGCTTTAAAACCGCCTGCTGCTTGTGGGTCAGCTCGAAGCTCAAACCGACCTTCGCCAACAGGTCGTCCTCCATGGCGTTCAACTTGGGGCGATCCATCGCGCCCTTGGCGGGGCTGGGGATATCGCCGAGGAAGTGCTCAGCCAAGTCGTGGCACAGCGCCGCTTCGAGCAGCAGCCCGGTAACGCGCTGGCGACCTACGATAGCGATCACGATCATCGCTACGCCGTGGCTGTGCTGACCCACGGTGTCGGGCACGCTGGTGCCGTGCGTGTGGTAGCGCTGCACACGGCTGCCGGCGCGGGCGAAGCGCACCAGCTGCACCGCATCGCCTGCCGGCTTGTTCAGATCAGCCGGCTGCATCGAGCTTCGCCTTTGCCTTGTCGATCTTCGCCAGCTGGCGCTTGCCGTTCCACTGGGCCACGGCCAAGCGCCAGTCGAGCGCGGCGATTCGACCAATGCGATACGACCAGTCCGCCGCTGAACCGTCGCGACCCAACCACGCGTTCCACATCGGTATGGCGACTGTGCGGAAGAACTCGCTATGGTAGGGCGGCACCCCGGTGGCAGAACTTGAACTCGCGTTGTTCAGCCTGTCCCAGTAATCGAAGAAGGTTCGCAAGTCGCGGTCGAACAGGTCGCCGTCGCCCGCTTCGCGCTCAGCGTCTGAAATCAACGGTGCGTGCTTGTAGCGCGCCCACTTGTACATGTCGTGGTCGTCGACGTCTGCGATCAACGCAGCCCAGCTTTCGGCGGGGTACTGGTCGGTGTAGACGTGCATATTGTTGCTGAACTGAGTGTACTTGCCGACCGGCACGCCCAGCGTGTTGGCGGTGTACTCCTGCAGATACGACATATGCACGGCGTTGGCTCCGCACGCACCCCAGATCAAGTCGTTGCTACGATTGCACACGGCCATGTTCAAAGCGCCGTCGGCAATTTCGAAATAGATATGCGTGTTGCACGGTACGTCTTTGCCGCCCGCCGTCGCGGTGTCGAGATCGTTACCGTTATCGATACACGCCTCGCCAGCCCACATCGCTATCACACACCGCCGTGATGTCGGGTTAGCTTTCAGTTCTTGCACGACCTGTTTGATCTGGTCTGCGGCAAACCAGTGACGCCAGCGATACCCATAAGCCCCGTGGAAAGTTTCGCCGTCGTCACTGAACGTTGCCATGCGTTTGACGAACTGGGACACGAACGCAACATCGTTGCGACCGGCCAGCATCCACAACGATTCGAAAAAGTGGAAGAACGGGTGGGCGTTGCGCACTGGCGAGAACAATACGCGCTCCAGCGGCTGACGGTACACGATGGCGACCGGGCCGGGGAAGCGGATAACGCTGCCGTTGCGGCTGGGGGTTTCGACACCCGACGCGTATAAGTCTGTCAGTGCTTGCGACAACGCTTCGTTGACATTGGCAACTTCGAATACGTGCATCTTGTTCGCTCCTCAATTTAGTGGTTTGGTTTACGGCGGCTAGTGTACTACCGCCCGTGCACAGTTACATCCGCTTAGCGTGCGGGCGTGTAAAGGCTTCGCGGCTTACCCTCGCCCAACCGTACGCGCTCGTACTTGTCGAACTCGCACAGGCAGTTCTGAACGTCCTGCGCGTGCAGTTTGGGCATGCCTGCCGCCTTAACTGCCGGCGCGATGGCCTTGTGCAGTGTTTGCAGCGTGGGAAGCCACAACAGATCGGGCCAGGTAGCGTCGAGCGGTCTTTGAACCAATCGATTCAAACCGCGTCGCGAGCCGGGGCCGCTAATCGCCCACGTCCACCAGTCGGGTGCTTTGGCTAAGTGGTCAGCCAGCGAAAACTTGGTGTCTGCTACCACCTGCCCCACCATGAACCGACCATGGTTCTTTACCTCGACCAGTCGACGCGCGAAGCCGGCCAGTGTGTCGCCGTCGACCGGTCGCAGTCGCTTACGTGCGTCCCACACGGGCTGCAAAACCTTTTCGACAATAAACACCGGCTTGTCCATCGCATTGCCTTGCGTGCCGATCATGTACGCGCCCGTCCAAACCTTTTCGCCGCGATCCTTACGAGCCTTCAGCACTTCGATCAAACGGCGCGCCTTGGCCGGTGTCCACGGCAATGGGTTGCCCAGCTCGGCCAGCGTGTCGGGCCAGTTGATCCAACGGGCAACGGTCATCGCGAACCACAAGTCTGGGTCGCCAGCGTTGGGTTCGCGCATGTTGGTCGCTATCCACTGGGTAACGGTATCGAGTTCGCGATACACATTGCAGAACCGATACTTCGCTAAGATGGGGTCGTCCGTCCACATTACCTGGGGTTTGCCAGCGGCTTTGCGCTTGTACACATTATGACGCTCGATAACGAACGCGCTGAACTCAGCTATGCGCTGCGGAGTGATGGTGTCAATTGGCACTGGCGTACGCCTTTTTCCACTGGATCGAAACGTCGATGCGAGGTTTGCCACCCCACGAAGTCTTGCTGTGCTTTTCGACGACCTTGACAAAGCCGGGGTGCAGACGGGCCAAGCCCTCGCTGGCCTCGCGGTTGTCGTCCTCGCTGCGGTAGACGCTGCACCCGCCCGGCGCGTTGCTGCACCCTTCGTTGTACTGGCCCTGCACGTAGTCGGCCAGCAACAGGTTCTGCTCCCCGGCTCGAAGCAACTGCAAGGTCATGTCGAAGTCCTGCTTGAACTTTAGGCGGTCGAAGCGCGCACCCAGTCGGCGAACGGCCTTGGGGTCGTAAGCGAGCACGCGCATCATCCGCTGAGCGTACACGTTCTGCACGCCTGTGATGCGGTTGCCACCCTCGCGCGCCAGCACACCGCCGTGCACGATAGCCTCGGTCGACATGCGGTAAGCGAGTTCGTCGAACATGTCAAACACACGGTCGCCGTCGATTTTAAGGAACTTCGTGTCGTCGTCGGTGCGCCGTTCGAAGAACAATAAATCGTCGTCCGCCATGGCGAATGGCTTGGTTTCGTTGTCGAGGATCCATTGCCGCGTGGGGCTGATAGTGGTGATCGACGGCGGCAGCACCGCGAGCTTTACGCCGAAGTGCTTGGCAACCGGCAAATACTGGCCCGCCTGCTTGTGCTGCACGACCATGCGCACGTTGCGGCGATTGGCTGGCGAAGCATCGAGCATGCTGGTCAGGGTCTTCTGTTCCTTCAGCGTAAACCGCCCGCTGGTGGGGATGTATATCTTCATCACTTTACTCCTAGTCGTTTCGAGCGGTAGCGCTGTAGGGACGACAGCAAGGTGTCTTGTGTGTTGCGCTTATCGTTGACCGATCGCAGTACCGCGAGGTCAACTGTGTCGCTTGCCAAGCAGCGGTACACAAAAATCTGCTTGGCTTTACTGCCTTGCCGGCGCAGGCGGCGAATCAACTGGTCATACACTTCGTAATCCCACGTCGTGGTGTACCAGAAGATCCCATCGGCCTCAGCGCAGCCCTGCAAGTTCAACCCGTGGCTAACGCTGGCCCCGTGCACGAACAGTGCAGGCAGTTCACCCGCGTTCCACTGCCGCGCCAGTTCGTCGCCACGCTTGGCGGTAACCCCGCCGCCGATGTAGGGCACAGCCCCATAGCCTTCAGCCTTCAAACGCTTCTGAAGACGCTCCAGCTCGTGCTTGAACTCGTACACGATAAGCAACGGCTTGCCTTGTCGCTGTTCTAACAGGTCAACGCAGGCATCCAACTTTTCGGCGTGCAGTTCGATGTACCGATCGGACTTGACCAGCGACTTTACTTCCTCATTCACATACAACGAGCCCCCGCAAATCTGTCGGCACTTACCCGTTACGGCGGACTTGTTGATCGCACTGACGCTGGTGCCGTCCGACAACATCGAGAACAATTCCTCCTCCAAGTCGTCGTACACCTTGCGAGCCTTGGGCGGCAGCTCGACCATAATGTTGACCTCGAGCACGTCTGGGATGTCGATAAAGTCCTCTGCCGCTGCGCGCAGCACGTAGGGCTTAATAGCTTTGGTGATTAGTTTGTCGCTGCCTTCGCGTAGCACCCAGGTATGTCCGCCGAAACCAATGCCGTCGAAGAATTTGTTGCGGTAGTGCGTGATGTACTCGCCCAACGAGCGGCCAAGGTCGACGATAAAAATCTGGCCGAACAGGTCGAGCAGACCGTTAGGGGCGGGCGTACCGGTAAGTATCCAGCGACGCGCGAAAAACTTCAACACCGGTCGCAGCAGTTTGAACCGTTGCGTGCTGGTGTTTTTGAACTTCGTGCTTTCGTCGACCACGAGCAGCGACGTGAACTTGAACGTCTTCCACTTCTTGTGGGCGAACAACCACGCCAAGCCCTCGGGGTTGATCAGCAGAATCTGCACATCGCTGGCAAGCACTTTCTCTTTATTCTTGCCGTGCAGCACGCCGTACGTCAGGTCTTTAAAGTCGGCCCACTTTTCGATCTCACCCGGCCATACGCTGTACACCACGCGCAACGGTGCAACGATAAGCACGCGGTCAAGCATGCCTTCGTTGTTTAGGATTTTAATCGCTGCCAGTACCGTCGTCGTCTTGCCTACGCCGGGGTCGAACAGCAGGCCCGCGCCGGCGTGCTCCAGCAGCCACTTGATCCCCTTGCGCTGGATTATGCGCGGCTTCCATTTGGGCTTCGAGATACCGAATGGCATCTTTCTTGCTATCGAACCACGCGACGTCATAACCTATGCTCCGTAGATTTTCGATTTTTTCGGCTTGGGCGGGGGTGGGTTCGTAGCCTTCGGCTTTGAACTCGATAAGCACCGGTCGTCCGCCGGGTATGAAGAACATACGGTCGGGCCAGCTACGGTCGTAGATGCTGCCCAGCTTTAACGACCGCACGCCGTGTTTGTTCTTCATATAATCGCGGGTAGGGTTCTCGACCTTACCCTTTTCGTTCCTCGGCTTTGCCATGACCTAGAACTTACACGGGCCGGGCGCTGCCACCTTGCCGCCCTTGCCATCGTCGACCGTGGCGTTCTTGCTGAAGGCGCAGTAGTTGCAATGGCGGCCCGGCTTGGGTGGGAAGCGTCGGTCGTTCATCATCGGCTTTACGCGGCGATCCCACACCTTGCGCAGCTTGCCCGACTCGGCGGCAGTAACTACACGCGCCTCGCCTTCGGGATAGATAACGCCTTGGTCGCTGAACCACAGCCGTGCAGTGAACTCCTTCGCCTGCGGATAAATAATGCCGCCGCCCGCGATGTACAAGTCGACCTGCATGTCGTACTTCTCGACGCCGTACGTGGTGAACTTGCCGGTCTTGTTGTCGATGATGTCGATACGAGTCTGGTCTTTATTGACGGCGTGCATATCGATCTTCATGCGAAGCACGCAACGGTTCCAGTCGTTCCAGGCCACGGGCTTCCAGGCGGTGTCGAAGTTCCACGACGCTTCGACCTGTAGGCCGGGGTGTTTGCGCAGCGCCTTGTAATGGTCACCCAGCGAAGCAAGCTCCTTCGGCAGACGCGACGCCTGCTTTTTCATGTAGGCTTCGGTCTTCTCGGCGATCTCGATACCGCGCGCCATGGCGGGGTGCTTCGGTTCGGGCAACTTGTCAAGGTGCTTGTACTTGGCGTACAGCGGACACTTGTCCCAGTCGGCCCAGCGGCTGAACGACCAGCTAGTGAAGTATGTCGGTTTGGCGAAGCCCATGTCAGCTCTCCAGCGCGCGTAGCGCTTGCTTGTAGTTGTGGCGGCGGGTGTCGTACCGGCCCTGTGGTGCGTTGCCCGGCAGTACGATTCTGACGTCGCCGAACACCTTGCTGGTGACGTAGCTGTTGCCCTTACGAATGCGCGAACCATTGGGGTTAGTAAGGAACACGGTGGCAGTACCTTTCTGGTCATCGCACCGGATTACCTGGTTGATGCGTTCAACCCCGTTGATGTAAATGCGAGCGACGCGCGCAGCGGCTTCGCACTTCGGATCGTGTATGTCGAGCTTCATCGTCTTGCATCCTTATACGCGGCCAGTGCGCCCCAGTTGTTGCCGAACTTGCCATCACTGATCATCGGCACGTCGACGCCCTCGATACCTTCCATTGCTTCTTGCAGAATCTTCATTTCGCGTTTGACTGCGCCCTTCGGCGAGCTGATGTTGATTTCGTCGTACACGGTGACCATGAATCGGCTGTCGACCTTGGCCGCGTCGTAGCGAATGATTGCCTCCTTCGTAAAGTCTGCCGCGCTACCTTGAATCAAGTAGTTCAGCAGCTTGTAAATAAAGTCAACCATGTGGCCGTGAATCATCTTCGGCGGTTCGGGGTAGTACAACCGCCCGCCCCACGTTTTGATAAAGCCGCCAGCCTTCGCGTTCGACTTGATATCGTCCTGCAAATCCTTTAAGCCAGGTATTGCATTCAGCTGAGCTGCCTTGATCTTTTTAGCCGTCTGTACATCGACGTCCATGTCTTCAGCCAGCTTACCTAACCCCATGCCGTAAATCAAGCCGAAGTTAACGACCTTAGCCGCACGGCGCTGCAAGGTAAGGCCCATGATGTCAGCGATCATATCGACGACGAACTGGTGGATGTCCATCATCGGGTTGGCTGTGTACGCAGCTCGCAGCTTGTCGTCTTCGAAGTGGGCGAGCAGGCGCAACTCCTGCTGATTGTAATCTCGATGGAGGAACACACCGCCCTTGTCGGGGAGAATGTACTGGCGCACCAGCGGCAACTCAGGCAGGTTCGACAAGTGCTTAGGGTGTGCGTAACCGTCGTTCTTGTCGTACCACGTTTTCGACAGGTTGAGGAAGTTCGGGTCGCTCGTGCTGGGTCGCCCGGTGCGCGTGCCGTTGTTGCCGCCGCTGTTCGACTGGCGAACCTGATTCCAGTTCGTGTGGATCGTGCCGGTGCGCGAACCGATCTCCAGCCAACGGGTCATAAACATGCGCAGGCACGTTGCCAGCCGGTTGCGGTAACCGTAGGCGTGGGCCACGCGCTTGTCGTTGAACATGTCGAGGGTCAGGTTCTTCTTGCTGACGCTGTCCTTACCGGTTGCCGTTTGCACGAACTCGGTCACCACGCCCGACGACTTTAGCGCCTTCGCCATCTCGTGGTCACTATCGATGTTTAGGCCCGGCGTCTTCAGCGACTTTCGCAACCAATCGTCGACGCGGTTCAGCTGCTTGGTATAAGCCGACGTATCGCGCTCAAGCCCCGGCACGTCAATGCGCATGCCTTCGGCTTCGTTGTTCATAAAGATTGGCATGACCTGGCGTTCGCGGTCGTACGCGGCCAGCATGCCCTGTTCGTGGATAATCGGCAGCAGGTGCTTGAACAGTTTGTACGTGCGCGTGACGTCGCCGTTGGCGTAGGGGCCAACGATACCGCCCGGCGCTTCGCAGATATACGCGCCCCACTCGCTAGGCTTGAACGTCGTGCCGACCTTGTGCTCGATCTCGCGCTTGTGGGCCAGCACCCAGTCCTTTACACGATCTTGTTCTTCCGGCTTCATACCCAGGATGCGCTCAGCGCTGGGCTTTAAGCTAAACGTCAATGCGTGCGGGTCGTACAAGAAAATGAGGAACAACGTGTCGTGGTACATGCGCCAGTCGAGCCGCTTGACAGCGCAGTGCACTTCGGCCACGTCAATATCGAACTTGCCGTTTTGGAACAGAATCGGCACACCAGCTTTGAACGCTTTCTGTACCTGCTTGTGGCCTTCGGCCTGCGTGCAGTTGTTGCCGGTGGGGTGACCCCAACCGTAGTACACCGGCTTGCGCTCGCCGGGATACATAATCGACACGCCGACCGGCTTGGGCGGGTAGTCCGGCCGACGCTCGATACCCTTGGTCTCGAAGTCGAGCGTGATAACATCTGGTACTTTGAACTTGCCCACGGTTCGCTCCTTTTAATGCAACGATTACTTAGCCAGCTCGGCGCGTTCGCGCTTGGCTCGCAGCGTGGCGTAGCGACCGTAAATACGGTTGAGGAACGGCACGCGACGCTCGCCCGCCTGCTCAGCGGCAAGAAGCGCCTTGCACTGGGCTTCGTCGTACGTCGAAAGCTTCTTGTTCATTACGCGCCAGCTGGTAAGGTCTGCGGTTGTGTCGATCTGCAATGCCACGGTGTGCTCCTGTAGTTTAAAAAGAGGTAGCGGAGCATTTCTACTCCGCTACCTGGTGCTTACTTACGAGTTAACGGCGACCCTTCAACGGGGCCTTGGTTGCCGCCTTGCCAGTGGCCTTGCTGTTGCGCACAGGGCCAGCCTTGCCACGACGTGCCGGGGTGGGTGGTGCTTCCTCCGCTTTGGCGAACTCGGCGAACAAGGCCGTCTGTACGGTGGCCTTCTTCTCCATCAGCGCGCCGATAACATCGCCGTCGCTGATCGACTCCTCCAGCGTGAACTGGACCTTGAACTGCGTCTTCGGATCGGGCACAACTTTGATCCGCGTGATAACGCCCAGCGGCGGGCGCTTCAGGGTCTCGGCCAGCTGCTTGACGTAGCTCGCCCAACCCTTGACGCTCGTGGTGGGGATTTTCAGGAACGCAGGCTCGGCGTTGGCGACGTCTTGCAGATCACCTTCGGCGATGAGCGCGAGGCGACGCTTGTTCTTGCACGCCTTGCCCTTGCCCTTGTCGGCGCTGCCGAACTGGTTGATGTCCGAGTCCTTGCACAGCTCGCCGGCGTATTCCTCGATGCTGTCTTCGTGCCAGCGGATCGTTTCTTCATCACGACCCAGTGCGTAGGCAGCGGGCGGCTGCTTGTCGTCCGGGTCGTAGCTGTCGAGGTAGTACACGTTTTCAATGATGTGGTCGAGAATCACCACGGTCATCTCGTTGCCCGGCACCGGAGCATCGTTGAACGACAGCTGCCCGCCCTTCAAGCTGAAGTAGTTGCCGCCCGCGCCGACGTTGGCCTCGGTGGCTACGGCGATGTCTGCCTGTGCGGCAAGCTCGGCTTCCCAGTTGACCATTGCCTTGCCCGGCTTTTTGTTGGGCGCGGGTTTGGCTACTGCGGTTTTACGTGTTGCCATGGGGTTCAGTCCTTAGTTGCTTGGGGTTTAGTGACTTAGTAGCTTAGCGACTTAGTCAGTGCGTGTTGCGGTATTACGCGTTGTCCGACTTCTGCGGCTCGCTTGCGCCGTTCAACGTTTCGTCCTGCTCGACCGGGGCTGCGGTGCCGGCCACGCTGGCGTCCTGCTTGCCGCTGGTGGTCGTCGGGGCTGCGGCCACGGCATCGGCAGCAACGGTCGCCGCTTCGACGTGGGCAGCGGTCACAACCTGCTCGATGTGTTCGGGCTTGGTGCTGTGCGCCGCGAACAGTTCGTGCAGCTTGGCTTTGAGCTTGGTGAACACAGCTTCGATCTTCGATTCGAGGGATTCATCCATCATTGTTCTCCAGTTGGTTTCGTGGGTAAGGTGCCCCGCCTTTCGACGGCAACGCGCAGGGCGATACGTTGGGGAAAGCGCTCGGAGTACGCGCCGTCTTACAGCTTGGTGACGCTGAGACTAATCGCCTCAAAGGCTTCGACACCAGGAACTTTTTTCTTTGCGTCCCACAGCTCGGCGACTGCGGCTGCGTTAATCGAACGGCCCAATAATTCGAACTTGCCGGACTTCTTAATGTAGGCTTGCAGCTTGCCCCAGTCCTTGACCTGAGGGATCTGCTTCTTTTTGATTTCGCCGCGATAGTTCTGGCCGGCGACCCCACCCAACTGCGACTTCGGCAGCTGGTCGATAATGTGGGCTTTCAACAGGGCTTCTTGCTTTGCCAACGGCTCGATCAGCTTCTGTGCTGCGAGGCGCTTTTCTTGCAGCGCTTTGTACAGGTCGACGCACGCGCCCAACGACTTGGGGAACTTTGCAGCTTTCGGTTCCTTGCCCGGCTTGGCGGCCTTGGCTACCGGCGTGCCGCCATCGAAGGGTGAGGCGATCTTTACTTTGGACGTCTTTACTGCTGCCTTTTTCGTCGCGACTTTGGCGACGGCTTTCTTTACTGCTGGCATGAGTTCGCTCCTCATTTGGTGGTTGGTGTTTTGGTGCCCGTGCATAGTAACACTGCACGCGGGCAATTACGTCAGCAATCGATTACGTCGCGAAACCCTAAGAATACAGGGAATCGCGGTGCCGCCTTGTTACCCATCGGGAAGTATTTGTACTTGACAATAAGCCCAGGTAGTGTCGCTCGACGCGACCAAAGCTCGGCCCTCTGAGCATCGCTAAACCCAGTACCCAAGCCGAAGGCTTCGCCCGTATGTACGTCGACCACTCTGAGCGTACCCAGCGTGTTCAACGTAACCTTGCCCGCCTTGTGGCTCGACCGTTTCGACCGCCCCAGCTCGTCACGCTGCTGCTCGTTGCCGTTGTGCTCCTTCGCTTCGCTGTCGACGATGCGCGCTTCGCTGTCTTCAAAGCGCTTTAACTTCAACAGTTCGGCTGTGCGCACGGTAGCCCGACCGAACCGGTACTGGCCGGTAGTCGAGCGAATCATTGCGCCTTCGTACCCAGCCAACAGGCAGAATTCTTCGTACTCGACAACGTCTTCCGCGTTGTTCGCCATACGCTGTTGCAACAAGGGCATGTGGCTGATGTGGTACAACTTCGTCTGCGCGAGCTTGCGGCGCTGTATGTACGACAGCAGCGGCTTGCTGAAGTCGTCGAACACGAAGAAGCGGATTTCGTCGTGCGTGGCGGCGTCGGCCATGACCACGGACATGGTGTTGCGGTAACAGTCTTTATGCGTCGGGTCGCCCACGATAAGCTCGCCGTCCAGGCCGTTGTACTTGCGATTGCCGAACATGCGCTGAATATGCTTGTTGGGGATCGGCTTCAGGTTCCGGCTGTATACCACACCACCCAGTATCACCGCGCGGATGCCGTCGAGCTTGGGCGACAATACGCGAGGGTAGCTAAGCGTCGACAGGTCAGCAGGTGCCTTGCCAGCGAGCATCGGTTTAAAGTCGTTAGACATTGGTGTACCCCTTGGCTCGCGCGTCGTTTTCTACGCTGCCTTCGATAAATGGATCCATGGTATGCACTGCCGACTCGTTCCACTCGGCGATGCGTGCCCAGTTAGCTGCGCGCCTGTTGTAGTAGCGATATGTGTGGTCAGGGCTCAGCAAGTCGATGCAGCTGAGTTCTTGCTGTTGGCGCTTGCGCATTGCCTGCGCCTTGAACCAGTGCCACAACCGAAGTTCGCGCAAAGTCTTAGGCGGGCCTAGTGGTATCGCCGTACGGTTGTTGCGAGTGCGTGGGCGCGGTTCGGGCTTACGACTGGCGGGTAGCATCGCCATCACTCTTCTCCCATCAGGTCGTTGTATATAGCGGGTATGCCTATCGACTCGAAGCCACCCAGCGTCGGCACTTGGTCGCGCGCATACAGAATTAAAATGCACGACACGAAGAATAGATCCGGGTGGTGTATTACTGTGCCATCGTCGAACGCGGTTTGCGTTGCGGCCAACAGTTCGTCGAAGTCGTCGACCAGCTCGATTCCATTCCTGCGCGCCCAGGTAGCAAGCAATACGACGGCAGGCAGGGCGTGCGGCGGTACGCGCGACGCGGCCAGCTGCAAGCCTTCGCGCCACACCTTACGCAGCGACTTCGCTGTGGCTGGCTCTACGCTGCTGAGGAACCGTTCGACCGTGTACTTGACCGGGCCGACTTCCATCTGCGACTGTTGCTGCTTGCGCTTAGCCATTGTCGCGACCCTCGACATGGTTCAACCATTCTTTAAGAGCAGTGTGAACGCGGCCCATGGTGTCGCTGCCTTTAATGGTGTGCCACCTGTGGTCGCGACTGACGGAGTCTTCCAGCCCAAGCATGAAGTCTTTTATATCTTCTACACTGAACTTGTCAAGTTCGGTTGTAAGTGGGCTAGCCATGGCGGGTATCCTTCAGCATCTGTTCGGCGTACACAATCAGCTCGCTAGTGGTACGGCCCATCATCGAATTACCACCCTTTAAATGCGTTTCGATGTTGAAGACTACTTCCCAGAACGCAACGCGTGCTCCAATAGATTTGCCGATAGCGCGAAGCTCGCCGACCAGTCGATGCAGTTGGCGGGACTCTAAGTGTTCGTGCAACATGCGTTCGTGGTTCTGGCGGTCGCGGTATTCTTCGACTTCAAGCCCTGCGTGGTCAGCCTCCAGCTCGATGGCGATGTGTTCAACCGTGTCGGGGTAGCGACCCATGCGGTAGGTGTGGCGAAGCGCCGTGGCGATGCTGCGCAGGGCTGCGGCCAGCTCAAGCTGTCGCTGTGGAGTAATCACGACGGCAACCCTCCCTCACGCTTGGCGATAGCCCGGCCCAGTTCCAACGGCACGATGCGCAAGTGCAGCACGCCATCGTGGTCTTGTACTGTCATTGCGATTTCCGGCCCTGTGACCAAGGCTTCTATCTCAGCTGCGCTAATGGCAACGTGACCGCCAGCCTTTTTAACGATCAACGCGCAGATCTTGTCCCAGTGTCCGTCGAGTGCGCGCACGGTGGGGTGGTTCGGGTTAAGCGAGTTAGACATTGTAGCTCTCCGCTTCAGCAAGGAAGATTCTTGCCGCAGCGAAAGCGAGGATGCTGGCAACTTGCAGCACGCCCTGATTTTGGCTGGGCCACATACCGCCGTCGATCTGCAATTGCGCTTCGACCAACGCCCACGGCATCAAATCCAACGCAACGATGGCGCGCGGCGGCACACGCTGGCTAACCGACGGAACGTGCTTCGCTGCCTGTGCATCGTTCCAGCACTGGCGGAACATCGGTTCCTGCGTCGACGTGACCGGGAAGCCCTGCTGGTCGCGCCACTGTTCAAACGTCTTGCTTGCCATGAGTTCGCTCCTCATTTGTTGGCGGTTGGTTACAGGTAGTGCCCCAGCACGACGGCCAGCGAAAGCAGAATGCCTACGATCAAACAAATCATCGGCATAATGTTCACGCTGTCGTCGCTGTCGGTAAGCCACGCCATGATGATCGCAATGATCATAATAATCACCGGTACGATCCACCAGCGTATTGTCAGGTGCAGTTCCATATTATTTCTCCTCAAACGTGTGGGTCGCTGCAAACGCAACGATGACAATCGTCCACGTCAACCAGGTACTGAGTTGCGGGCCAGGAGCCCAGCCGTAGCCGTTGGCTTCGTGGGTCATTACGCGCGCCAGCAAAGCCAGTGCGGCGAACAACAGGCGCTTCTTGTTCTGGTTGGTCGTCGGTAACATGTCAGCCCTTGGTGTCGTGCAACGTGGTGTAGGTTACGCCGGCAGCGCGGCAGTAGTCCTGTGCCAGTTCGTTAGCATCGATCCACTTAGCCATTGCGTCGGTAATGCCGCACTCCGTATTATGGTCGAACGGGAACGGGCCGCATACGATGTGCGTGATGCCAGCCTGGATCGCATGCACCGCGCAACGGTCGCAGATCGGGAATGTGGCATACAGGGCGTGTTCAGTATCGTGCAAGCGGGGTGCGGCGAGTATAGCGTTCATCTCGGCGTGGATCGTACGGCTGTACTTGCTGGGGCGGTCGGCAAGGTTGTCGTCGGGCATGTAGCGAGGCACGCCGTTGTAGCCCGTGGCAACGATGGTGCGCAGGCCGCTGTCGACGATGCACGCGCCTACTTTGGTGCTGGGGTCTTTCGACCATATCGCCACGAGCTTAGCGACCGCCATGAACCGAAGGTGCCAGCGTGTGCGACTGGCTTCGAGCTTGGCGATTGCTTCGGGGTCGCCGACCATAAATAGATCACCGGTCTGTGCCATTAGAACCGCACCCCTTCTTCGTCGTAAATCTGTTTGTTGCGCACGTTGTAAGCGTCGCGCATCGAGGCATAGGTTTCGAAGTTGGTGTCCCCGGTCAGCACACTACCCCACGTCGATACGCCGGAGCTGGCGGCGGTTTCGCGTACGACGATGCACTGCACTCCGGTGCCTTGGTCGCGGTAGATGCGCAGCATGCCACCCTTGCACAACATCATCGCCAGCGTGTTCGACAAGGTCATGGCCGGGGGCAACGCACCTTCTACGCCATCCGCTTCGCACACAACGGTCTGGTTAGGTACTGAAATTTCGAGGTCTTTCACGGCTGCTCTCCATTCTGCTCAGCGCGCACGTGCGGCTCGAAGCCTTCGACGCGGGTGTGGTTGACCACGGCGCTGATAGACAACCCGTGGAAGTGCTTCAGTTTCGGGCAAGTCCAAATAACGCGGCCGTTCCACGACTGGCAGCTGCGCTTTTCGTAGGTGGCCGGCTCGTTCGGCGTGTACCGGGTAAATGTGTGAATCATTTCGCTGCTCCCTGCCGCTTAATCAGCAGCGCGATAAGAATGGCCCGGCGCAGTTGCCACGAACCGTACTTGGCGCGCACGTTCGACAGATCGCGCAGCAGGCGTTCGTGGATGGTGTTGCCGCGCTGCATTGCGCCTTCGCTGTAGTGCTCGGCGATGTGCTGCGCCTTGTTAAGCTGCTCGACTCGCCGACGCTTATACAAGCGCAGCTGGTAAAGTTCCTCTTGCGTCAGTATCCGCGCAGTCGGCATTTCGTCGTTCGACATTACTTGTCCCCTTCGTACATTTTGTCTAAGTAGCGCAGAATAAAGCGCTCGGTGATGTAGCTGACGCCCACGAAAATAATGATTAAGCAAGCCAAGCCGCCGAACAGGCACGCGGCGATCATACTTGCACCTTTACCTTGGGCAGCAAGCCAGCGTGTTCGAGGATTAGGTTGTTGGCTTGCTGCATTTTCTGCAGGCACAGCTTCAGGTTTTCGTCACCCAAAGCTGCGAAGCGCGCACCCAACGCATAATCGCTCGACTGCATGTACCGTAGGCTCAGGGCAAAGTGCTTGCACGCGTCGAGCGATTCGTTCATGGCTGAACGCAGTTGCAACTCAACTTCTTTGCAGTGACGTCGTTCGCGGCGCAGTGCCCGACCGTAAAACGTCTCCAGCGTAAGTGCTAGGACAAAGAACAATAACAAGATCAAATAAGTCATGGGCTCGCTCCCCAGTTAGGCTCGTTCGCGCAGTGTACTACCGCACGGGCATAAATACATCCGCTTAAATTCGCCAGCCCCGACCCTCACAATCTGCGCACGGAGTCTCGATTACCTGGGTAAACGACTTGGTGCGACGAAGCACCCCGCTACCGTGGCACCGCTTGCACATGACGCCGTGTAAGGCCAGCACGTTGGCGTACCTTGCCCGAGCGGTGGCGTCCTTTACTTGCCCATAGGCTTCGACCACGTGGGCGAACTGCGCAGGGTCGCCGCCCTTGTCGGGGTGGTGCTCGCGGCACAGTCGACGGTAGGCCAAGCGCAAGGCTTCGTCGCCGCTGGCCGCTGTGCAGCCCAGCACGGCGTATGCGTTGCGCACCTTCATACCTTGTGCTCCAGCTG